CGAGCCATATAAGGATGAGCACGTACTGCGCCATCATGAGCTGGAACACCTGCTTTGCCCATTGGATAACTTTTTTTTCCTTGTCATTTTCGGCGTTTGCCTGTTGAAGCGTGGTCTGGATGGTATAAGAATTCTGGAAAAAGGAGCTGAATTGTTTAAAGCCCGTCACGAGACAGGTCGTGAAAAGGAGCAAGACGATGTCAAACGAGGTCCTCATTATGTTTTTTTAATCTTGGTGAAATAAAAAAAAATTACTCATTCTGGGAGGGCGCCTCCTCTTGAGACTCGTACAAAAAAGCCTCATTGCGACGAACAGAGCGAAAGCATCCAATTAAAACTCGACGCCGTATACCGTCCATGATTGAAGGGTGGCCAAGATATCGATCGTGGATGTCCCGACGTTGACGGTTCCTGTCGAGTATTGTTTTTTAATGATGCTCGATATCCCCACACCCATATTGGTCAGCGAGATGCCGATCTCTGCGATGCCCTGTATTTTCATGATTGTTTTGACTTGTTTATCCATAGACTCGGCGGTTTTCATCATGTCTTTTTCGCCACTTTTCTCTGCGCTTTCCATAAACGACTCTGCATGGCTTTCATATGTCATAGTACCTATATCGACGAGCCCCAACCCCGCGTTGAGTATACCGGCACCAATATCCTGGCCACTATGTTGGGAAATACCGATACCGGCCTGTGAGACACCAGACCCCACCGCCAGCGTATCGCTGATATAAAACATTCCTGTTTGTATATCCCCTAGGGTGTAGTTTCCAATCACCTTTTTTTCAGCGAGGCTTTCATAATTGTTTTGAAAGGCTGTTTTCGGTTTTATATCGATGATTTTTTTAGACTTTATTGGTTCCTCCCCTACAACATTCTCTTCTCCCTCTTTGGAAGCAATCGAAACCGACCTTCTGCTTATCGAGGATGTCCGTGCGACAGAGGTACCTTCTTCACCGGCGTCTACCGCAATCTCTGCGGCTCGACCGGCTTCAGTGGTTTCAGTCACAATCTCGGCAACCGCAACCTCTGGCATAAAAATCGCTGCGAAGCCCATGCCTACCGCGATCGCCAGGTTTGCAATTCCGACACCGTTGGCTGCCCATCCCATCCCGGACATGGATTTCTTGAACACGTGGTGCTTTGCAAAATAATTTTTCACTTTTCCCATTTTTATATTCTACATGTATTTTTCATAACCATCATTTTGCTTTTTGCACACGCGGACCGTGTTGCGGGCATTACTTTCTTTTTGTTTACAAGGTGTAAAATGTTTATTTTGCTTATTTCCAAATTCACTACTCGTGGGTGTTGACATAGTCCAGACGACAAGTTTTTCAACTCGCCAACTTTTTGGCTTTTTCCACGCATTCGGTGCTACAAAAGGAAATACGTCTGCCATTGATGGTGGATGGAACAACATTTTGTGGGTCCAATGGTTTTCCCGACATGGGACATGTTGTTGGCATGGACCCATGAGGTTGGTGTGGGGTGGTATTTCCCAAGGCAACCTTATAATCCACGTCTCCTCGAAAGGCGCCGATGCTATAAGGATATTCATTATTCAACACATAATGGTAGATGTTGGTGAGTTTTCCCTCCCACATCACCTCGGAAGTGAGGCCGTGACATTCGTCGAGCTGTTCATTGGTGATCATGTTACCCTCCTTGTCATAAGGGCCGTAAATACCAAAACCATCGAGTGCGTAACCAACAAGAGGAGACGGATATTCTTGTTTCTTCATTTGAGGAAGGCATTTCCAAGAATAGGCATGCAAATGGTACTGTTTGCTGTAGGGGTGGCCGAAACATTCATCGAGTGGTAGGATGGAGATGGGATTGTACCACGCATTTTCCGACGCATCCGCAATCTCGGCGTGCCATACCGTACCCGTCAGCGTGACGCCCATGACCAAAGAATTGATGGGTTGTGGTACATCGTTGTATATTGGGTTTTTCGGTACGGTGATGTCAAGCTTATAGGTACAAACTGGAATGTCCGCTGCAGTTTTGTACCCGGGCCCCCCTGGTGCCTCCGCATAATAGGGGAACGCCTCGGTACCTTTTTGCACAGGAAAAATACCCATACGAGTGGATGGCAGACCGTTCCCCTTGAAGTAACGATACTGTTCATCACCGGTGATGGAAAACACGCTTCCCTTCTGACTGTAGTACGTCGCACAAACTCTGCCGTTGACGTACGGTATCTTGGACACGACGATCGTGTTGTTGGAGGAATCGACCCAGGGTTCCGTACTCGTCTTTAGCTTGGTGTTGGGTCCTAAAACAATTTTAAATAAAGGTCCCAAGTAGATGCCGCCTTTCTGTGGTATAAAGGGGTCAAGATCCGGAGCGGAATTCTTCAATACCATGATTTCGTTATTCTTTGTTTTACTTTCCACCGGGCCGGTTTCGCTTTTGTTCGTAGACAATTCAATCGTCATTGTCTATCCTTCTTTTCTACTGTAGGGATAGAGAATTTAATTTTTAAAAATTATTTTTTCCACCACATGATACCGTCTCCTGTTCTCCATAAGAAAAAATAAAACACAAATTGTCATGATTCGTTCAACGTTTGAAATATTCCTTCTTTTGATGTGTTTATTCCCCAGCCAGTTACAAAAAAATAGAAATGACAATCTACAACGACTAGGCGAGAATCGCGTCGTCATCGACGGCATCCACAAGCGTCCCCGAATAGTCGTCTTCCGACTCGCTCCCGTTATCCTCCTTGTCGGACTCGTCGATAGACTCCAGGAGCTCCTCCAATTCCTCTCGCGTCTTGAGACCCTTGATGCTCAACCCCTTCTCCTTGCAGAGCTTCTTGAGCTCCGCCAGCTTCATCTTCGTCGGTGAGGACGCCTTGGTCTTTTTCACGGGCGTCATCGCCTTGACGGGAGATGGGGAAACCGCGGGAGGGGACCACGGCTTCTTGGGCGTCCCGGCCTTGGTCGGAGAGACCGCCTTGGACTTCTTGGTAGTCGTGATGGTAGTCGTCGTCGTCTTCTTTCCCGGAGAGACCGCCTTGGACTTGGTCTTCTTGGGGGTTGTCTCCTCGGGTAAAGCTTCTGGCGCTGCAGTTGGAGAGGACGGAGCAGACGAGGCGTCCACCTCTACGGAAGGGGTCCACGAAAGCTTCTCTTCGGGGCTCAACTCTTTCCATCGCCTCGACACCTCCTTGGAAATCTCCCCAAAGGTCACCTCCGCATTCGCCGTCTTCATCTCGGCCCTCACCGTCTGGGAAAAGTTCATGTACGCCGTCTTCTTCTTGGGCTTGTCGCTCTTCCTCTTGGGCGCCTTGGCCGTCTCTTTCCAGAGCGCCATCATCTCCTCCACGTCCATCGTATCGTACTTCTCGGCGACACGACGACAGAATTCCTCCACGGTCGCGTCCACCAGCTTTTGCATCTTGTTGTAAAGTGCCATGATTGTTTCTTTTGTTGTTTTTGCCTGTTGGAGGGAAAAGAAGAAAAAAAAGACGATTCAGTTTTTTTAACAATCGAACGACCGAACCCTAACCATGTTACCCTTCTACGCTACAAAAAAGCGGATACTCTCACTTTTTTATATTCACCACCTTTCATGGCCTATGCCATCATCCAAAAAGGTCCACAGGCCCCAAAGTCCCATTCGCCATTCCTATACTACTTGTTACCTGTCTCCGCTAAAAAAGGCGGAGGCCGTCAGTTTTTTTTGTTCACCCTACTCTACGGTCACCACCTTGGCGAGGTTGCGTGGATAATCGGGATTGATGTTCCTTGCCAGGGAGAGGCACAGGGCAAAATATTGCAACGCCATGTTGACCAGCAAGAACGACCATGGATGCTCGGGAACCAGCACGGTCTCGACCCGGTCTGCGGTTTCCGTGGCAACAAACGAAGGGGTGCAGAGAAGCAAGACCCGGGGCTTGCGCGCCGTGACCTCGTGGAGCGCATTTCGCGTTTTCTGGAAGCCGTCGGGGTCGGTGGCAAGAAAAAGAACCACCGTGTTTTCTTCCAAAAGGGCAAATGGTCCGTGTTTGAGCGCACCGCTGGGATACGCCTCGGCATGGACGTAACAGAGTTCCTTGATCTTCAGGCTCCCCTCCCTGGCCACGTAATAATCAAGTCCTTTTCCCAACAAGAGCACGGACGATGGAGCGGACCCCGCAGGAAACAAACAAGTCACAAGGCGTTCCAACCGGGGCTTCACACTGGCAAGAAACGATTCCACGACCCTGGCAAAGGAGGAATAGAGGGTTACGGATTCCAACACGGTCTCGGCGTACCAATGTGCGATGAGCCACGCAATAATGACCGATGCGGTAAAGGATTTGGTGGACGCGACGCCTCGTTCCCTGCCACAGTTCATGTACACACCGGCCTCGACATTCCGCGCAATGAGGGAGTCTACGACATTGACAATCCCCAGCTTTATGTAGTGGTCCTTTGCGGACACCGTGGAATCTAATTTTTCCATCACCCGGGAAACGTCCAGCGTCTCCCCGCTCTGGGAAATAAAGAGGCACGCACATCGACTACCCTCGGGCAATCGAGGAAGGTCCTCGACTTCAAATTCGGACGCGTCGTACGCGAGGACTACGCGGGCGTCCGTGAAACGACGGAAAAACACTGCACCGAGTTGGGCTACATGGTAACTCGTACCACACCCAAACAGGTAGATATGATGACAGTTCCGGACTTTGGTACCGATACGGTCGAGTCCACCCAGTTTTACTTTTACCGACGCACTGGTTGTACTTGTGGTCATGAACCGGGAACCATAATTCAAACAGCGACGCACGGATTCGGGTTGTTCAAAAATCTCCTTCTCGGTATGACATCTCGTAAACAAGGTCGCCGACAATCCGGGAGCATTGTCTGCCAATACAACTGCATCCTTTGCGACCGTATCCAAGGCATACCGAGTCACGCTACAATCGTCGCCGACGCATGAATAGACAATTTTTCTTTCTTTTTGTTCGACGCAGTAAATATTATTGTCCTGAATGGAGACATATTCTTCGACGTGATGGAGAAAACCACTCTTCTCGGACACAATCATCCCCCGATGTTGTTGCTTGTCTATTCCTAGCAAAAGAGGACTCCCACGACGCGCGCAAAAAAGTTGTTCGGGGAAGCGGGTCGACTGTAGAATAACACCAAACGTGCCCTCCAGCGAACGCAATGTGGTCGTGAGGCTTTGTATCAAGCGGTCTCGTTCGGACCCGACGTGGGAAAAGGAATGATAAAAATGGTAGGCCAAAAGATTCACAATGACCTCGGAATCGGTATCGGAAAAAAATTCGACCCCCTTGCCAAGCAAGAACGATTTATGGGACTCGAAATTCTCGATAATGCCATTATGGACCAGGGCAAATTCGCCGTGGAGTGAGTCGACGTGGGGATGGGCATTGGCGATACTCACACCTCCGTGCGTCGCCCAGCGCGTATGCGCGATACCGTTCCGGGTGTCTTCCTTGCACTCTTTCAAAAAATGTAAAATGTCGGCCATTTCCAGCGCTTTTCGGATACCTAACCGACCTTCCAAGAGAATGGAAACACCCATGGAATCGTACCCGCGATTCAGTAGCTCAAGAACAGCTTCGTATAAAATAGACTTTATTTGCCAATTGGTTTCCACAGACAATATTCCAACAATGCCGCACATTTTTAGTTTTGTGACTTTGTGACACTAAAAAATAATATTTTTCAAAAAATTATTTTTTTATTGGGCTATAGTAGGAACGCAGAAAAAGAAGAATCATGTGTGGCTGTGGAAGAAGTAACGCCGTACCCCTTGTCTCCCCCACCGCCTTTACCCAGAATACATACGCATCCCCTGCCCAACAGCCCGTGTACCACCAGCCACGAGTAATGGACGAAAACACGCAGAAACTGCTTGACGCCCTTCGTAACTCGGCCATTAAACCGGCGACGGCCACAAAACGCCCCCCTGGATATAAAAAACACTAAAACAACTCCTCTAGTTTCGACGCCGACTCGTGGTCAATATTCCCTTCCATGGAAAGAACCTTGGAAACCCCTTCCTCACTATTCAAAATAATATTGGCGTGGTAAGACCTTCCCATACGACCCACCCTCCCCATCAGCTGGTACAGCGTCGAGATGGACTGTTCCGAGGCAAACGGCTCGTCGATAAACACATTCGTGAGCCCCGGGAGATTCGTCCCAAACACAATGTCTTTTCCCGAACACAGAAAAAGAAGCTTGTCATAGATGCTCATGACAAGGTTGCGTTGGTACTCGGTCATGTAGGTTTTGCAGTACACCCCGATGCCCGCCGCCATCATCATATTCGCCTGCTCGTCAAACGCCGACTCGAAATGATTCGGCAGGTCGATGGCGATACGAGGCGGTCCTGAAACCGACAAGGAAGACGATGGATGGAAACGCTCATAGTGCTCGCGACTATTCAGCACATATCTCGAAGGAAGCACCGACCTCGTGCTCATGTCCGTCAGCTCCGATACCATGCGTTCCTTCTCGATCCGGGTCATCTTGGCGTCCGCAATCTTTTCCAACTGCTTTTCGACCGCCATCTCGTTCTTGCGCGTTTCGGCCACAATATCGGACCAACAAACGTCCTTGTCAAACAAATCCGTCGCCATAATGTCCACCTCGCGCATCACATTCTTGGTGATAAACAGGGTCTTCCCGTCATAGTGGACCGACTGTTGCGTAAACATCTTGGTAGAATCAGGGGGTGGCATGATGGAAGGACGGTATTCCTGGAAATCATGGATATGCTCGGGATTCGCCGAAAGAAACGCGATAATTTCGATGGCATAGTCGATGACGCGTGATGTGGAAATCTTTCCGATATCGGGAAACCGTTCGGTAAAGGTCATCCCGTTCTTACCCAGCACCCCTTCCATCGACTTGGCCCAGTGATACACGTGCTTGATGGGGTACGCGCGCCGAATCCTAGGGTTCACCAGAATTTCCCGGTGGAGCGTCTCCAAGTCCTCCAGCGTTTTCACCTGGTGATGAGGCATCCTCAAAAACCCCTGGCTGTCGACCACCGCGCACGAAATATTCACGTCTGCCGTCGCCACACGCGCCAAACAGGTCTCCGTCGCATCGTGTCTCTCCATAAAATCACCCACGATCCGGGGCATCTTGTCGAATTTCGGAAGGATGGCCGAGAGCAACACGCTCTGTCGGGGGAGGTAGTGACAGATCTGCGCCATCAACCGGTTCGAGGCATCGTCCGACACAAACTCGTCAATGTACGCGATAAAAGGATTATCAAAGAGGGGCGCCTCCTTCAGAATCTCGAGCGTGGCTTCCAGGTCGGCGACGAGAATGTCCGGCGTCTTGCCTGTCGCCTTGGTGTAGAAACGCCATTGCTCTTCCACCGACCCCGTCTTGTCCTTGTCCTCCTTTTTGTATATCTTTTTCCACGTCGCCGGGAAGCACCGCTTGTGAGGCCTCAACAACACCATGGGGACCGAGGTGCCCTCGGGGCGCACGAGCTTGGCGAGCCATAGATGAAGGTCGTCCCCCAACAGGGCGGTGCTGGCCACGTCCTTGTTCACGAGCTCGTTGGAACACGCAAAGAGCACGGTCTTGTTCACCTTGAGCGTCGACACCTTTTTCGCAAGCGGGACCGCCAAAAACGTCTTGCCCGTCCCGGTCGGCATCTGGTTGCCGAGAAGCAAGGGCCTATCGTCCCTGACCTTGTTACAAATCTCGTCCAGCGTCCTTTTCTGCTCCGCATACAACTTCTTGGGCTTGCCACGACGGAGCGCCATACAGTCCACGAGCAACGAGGGGTTCTGGAAAAGCACCTCGTACATTTCGTCGTCAATGACACGTCGTAGCGTCATGGCAATCTCCTCCAGACTCGTCCTGAAATCCTCGCGCTCAACCCGAGGACCATCTTCCTCGTGAAGACGATGAAACGAGATGATGGCGTCCAGCAACGTCTTCTTGGGCGCGGTTTTCCTCTTGGTATACAAAACATAATTCCAGACGATAATCATCAGAAAAAAGGTGATCTGCATGTCAAACTTGGTCTTGACGGGTTGGAACGTCTTGGCGTCAAAGCGGATGTTAAGCATCTCTTTGCGGATGAGTTCCCCCTCCACCCGCTGCTGGATCTCCTCTCGTTTTGACGGAGGCTTCTTGTTGGACTTGTTCTTTTTCTTCTTCTCGAGAGGGTCGACGGCTTCCAGCTGGACCCACTGGCGAAGGTCCGGGAAGGTTTCCAGGAAGACCGTTAGGACCTGTGGGTTGTTCCAGTACTTGTCCGGGATTTCTTCGACGGGGTCGTACGCATCCTGGATAAGATGCCGTACCGTTTCCCAGTTGTGTGGCTTTTCTTCGATGGTTTTCCAGTTGAAACCAGTCTTGACATTGCTCATGTTTGTTGGTGTCTGTTTCTGTTTTTTCAAAATGTTGTAAAGAAGGGGTCAATAAATTATATCTTTATTCACCAAATAATCAATCGTCTACTTTAAAAAGGCATAAAAAATGATGGTCATCACTTTTTTGAATCGTACGTTTCAAAAATTAATGAAAGTATCCTCCTTTTTTCGTTCCTCCGCGTTACCGAGCGCCACTCATTCGAATAGCCACGAGACGGACGACAACCATACCAATGTTGTGGATCCTCACGATATTACGCAGTGGAATAAAAACACAACGCCCATCGAATGGTCCGAATTCCAGGCCACGGTACCCATGACGCGCATCAAAAGAATCGTGTTTTCTGCCGACCTCTCGCTGGCCATGGTGTACGGACAACGTTCCTCCACCCCCCGCCTCGTATCGATCCACGATTCCCTGCAGACGTGGCTCCTCGCGGACCTCCTGGAAAAAAAAGTACCCTATCGTATTTTGAAGAGTGAAGAAAAGCGTCTTCCGTTGTGGTTGCGTCCTCTCTTACCGGCCTTCTTCTCTGTATTTTCGACGCTTTTCTTTAGCGGTCTTCTCATGGGTGTTTTGTCGCGTCGTATATCGTCCATGTCCTCCACGTCCACCAGGTCGTATCCCATTTTTAGACCTACCCTTTTGGAAACACAGACGTGGATTGGTAGCCCCGAGGTACTAAACGAATGCATGGAGACGGTTCGTGGCGATGACGGGGGCATCGGAAGGGAGTGGCGTGGATTGTTGCTGGAGGGCGAGCCCGGGACTGGCAAAACCTTGTTGGCCCGGAAAATTGCCGCGGAAGCCAACGCCAGCTTTATCCCGGTGGTGGGCTCTCAATTCGTCGAGGTCTACGTGGGTGTGGGGGCGAAGCGCGTCCGGGATCTGTTTTCACAAGCCAGGGAGCACACTCCCGTCATTGTGTTTATCGACGAGATGGACGCCATCGCCGGAAAGCGAGGGTTGTTACACAACAGCGAGGCGGACAACACGTTGAACCAGTTGCTGGCGGAGATGGACGGTTTCCGACACGACCATGGGGTGTTTGTGCTTGGGGCGACGAACAGGGTCTCGCTCATGGACCCCGCCCTTCTACGTCCTGGAAGGTTCGACCGCGTCGTGCACATCCCGCTTCCGGATGCGGCGTGCCGAAGAAAGATGTTTACCCACTTTCTGGGGGATTCTGTGTTGGACGTGTCCACAGACATGGACTATGAAACGCTCGGGGTCTTGAGCGAGGGGTTTTCAGGCGCCGTCATTGAAAAAGTGGTTCGCGAGGCAGAGATCTTTGCACGACGGAACGACGAGACGGTGCTAGAACCGAGGCATATGGACCTCGCCATGGAAAAGGAGTGGGTCGGCCTCCTCAAAACCGAGGAAGACCGTTCCCCACAGGAAATTCTCCGGGTCGCGGTGCATGAGATGGGTCACGCCCTTTTAGCACACCGCTTCTTCCGTGTCCATAAAATCTCCATTCGGAACAACCACAAGGGAATGGGAGGCTTTACCCTGTACGACCCTTCTTCCGTGGAAGACCTCCCGACACGAGAGACCCTGCAACAGCGCGTCACGGTGCTCCTGGGTGGACGCGCCGCCGAGAGGCTCTGGTACGGTCCGATGGCGACGAGCACGGGCGCGGTCCAGGACCTCGCGTCGGCCAATGAGCTCGCCGAGGCCATGATTATGGAACTCGGCTTCTCGGAACGTTTCCCGTCGTTGTCCTCGCGAACCCTCGCGTGGTCGGAAGGGATGAGGGACGCACTCCACGACGAGGTTCAGGGTGTGCTTGACCAAGGATTACGCGAGGCCACGCACCACCTCAACGAAACATGGGGTATATTCCAAAAACTGGTGGTGGGACTCGTGGAATCACAGTCGATGAACGAGTCTGTCTTTCTTTCTTATATCGTCTGAAAATCCGTTTGTATCTGATGGAGAATATGCCGAAGGATGCGTGTGCGAAGGAAGCCGGGTATAAACGGTTTGTGAATGTGAAACGAGTCGACCGTGATGTCGCACACCGTCGTACATTCTTCTTGGAAAGGGTCAGGAGGAACGAATTGGAGCGTAAGCTCGAGGTCAAAGAGGGATTCTCGGGGACAAGACATGTGGAAATACGCCTTTCGGGCCTCTTGGTCGTAGACCGCCACGTTGTGCAGAACAAGCATACGAGTGGGTAGCGGAAGGACAAAGGCGTCGGGGCGGTAGACGTATTCGTAGCACGTTTCGTTTTCCTTTCTGTACAGTAATTGAATGGATTGGTACTGCGGGCTCGTCGGGGGAATGTTTTCCATGGAATGAAAAATGTGGGATAGATCGGCGGTTGGAATAAAGATACGCATCCTCTCTATTCTAGGGCCTGATAAAAAATGTTTTTTCAAATTATACGATTATGAAAAATAAGATTCAGGGGGTCGAACATCGACGATAAAAGGAAAGATTTTTTTATTCGTTTCAAGATTAAAAAAAAACATGGTCTTTGTTACGTTACCCCTCCTTCCGATTCTTGACCTCACGTCTTCACCCAATCTTGAAACCCTTCGAATCGGTACGATTCAGATCCACCGGTCCCTTCATCCATTATCGACGGATGCCGCGCCATCTGGAACGGACCCTCTCCAACCCGCGTTTGGAACTGATAATTATTCGTCTTCCCTCGAATATACAGAGCATGACCAAGAGAGTTCCACTACCATGTACCTTCCGACGATTCGTATCAAGAAAGACCAGCTCTTCCTTCTCCGCATGATGCTCGATGACAACATGTCTACTCTCTGGACCAATATGCACTTCCACGGGTCCAATAAGAATCCCTTCAACGACGGGGCGAGCACCTTGTGTGAATTCGGGATACAGACGATACTTGGGAGCACATTGAGTTTGCTGATGGCGTTCCCCAACAACTCGGGTTATCAATGGTACCATACCCATAACAGCCAGGACGCGGCGCCGTTTGTCTATGGTGGCGTTGCCGGATTCGTGGAAATTGTCGACGACGAGAGCGCGTCGGTCCAGCGACATTTCGAGTCCGGGAACAATTCGTTGCAACTTCTCCTCGCCGACTACCAGCTGAATGAGGACGGTTCCTTTAACGAGACCAATCTTTACACGGACCAATGGAGAGGACCGTACACCGCCTGTAATGGCATCCTGTGCATCAACACCAGCGATCCCGGTGCCTCATTCCTTGAAAGGCTGGTGCACACCACCACCTCCAAGAACGTGCTCTGCACCCTCCTCTCTGGAACAACATCGTGGTCGAGGTACTACCTCGGTGTTTGTGACAAGAACCAGGTGCGCAAGTCGTTTTGGTTTGTGGGCACGGACCAGGGCTACCGGACCCCACAGCTCCTCGATATCATCAGTTTCTCTCCCGCCAATCGCATCCAGCTCCTTTTCAACATGGAGGACTTTGTGGACGGTGAAGCCTATCTGTTTGCATACCCGTTCGACCTTACCCAGAACAACAACTTGGTATTTTACCGCGGCGAGCTTTACAACACCGACGACAACGGGAATCCTACCGTGGCGTGCCCCAACGGTCTGCTCCCCCTCCCCGATTTGTCCACGGTCTCCATACAACCGTTCCTTACGATCCAGTATACTCCTCCGGAACATCCAAAGAAAGAATCCTCGTTGCAGTGCATCCTCAAAGAGATTCGACAAGTCGTCCTTGGAAAATACTGGTGCAAAACACTCGCCCCGGGCCAAAACTATCTCCCGTACCTTAACCCGCGATACTTTTACAACCTTCCCGTACTCCAACCCGCTCCACCGAAACGACGCTTTATCTTGTTTCCCGACACCTATTCCCAAGACAACGGGGCGACGGAACAAAGTT